GCGCCACTTATTATAATGCTGCCAACAAAACTTGCAGCCACCTCATCAACAATGGCCTTGCACACAAATCGTGGCAAACCACCAGCTAGCGCACTCTTCGTAATAATATCCATTGCCAACTCATCATCCTGTAAATAATTATCCTCAATAAATGCAGCTATCAATCTACGTTGTTCAATATCCGGCAACTCAAAAAAATCATACTTGTAATATATATTAAATATTTCTCTTGTAGCCTGTGTAAAAGCATTCATTACTGCATCCTCTTTTTGTATCTAATATCATGTTTTAGTATCTGGTAATTGATTGGCCATCAATGAAGACAATATTAGTTAAGATAATATTTATTGTCAACATTGATTTTAATATATTTGATAAATATTTTAATTATTGATATAACTTGCATTAATATTACACGCGGACGATTATAATGAGTGCATTGCAAGAATTACGCGAGCAAATGAAATACTCGCAAGAGGATTTTGCTAAAATCCTAGGGGTATCACAACCTTCTCTATCAAATTATGAAGCAGGCCATGGTTTATCTGTTAAAACAGCATACCGGCTTATTCGTCTGTTGAAGAGAAAATTTAAGCAAGAATTAACATTAGAAGATTTCTTCCCTGCGGATAAATTTTAATGAATTAAATTACGCCCTTGCTCGTCGGGAGACGATCTAGCTAATGAGTACTCATGAACAGAACTTCCCATACTATTAGCTAGGGCACTCTACAAGGAGTAAACAATGCGCGTAAAATGTCCCAGTTGCCCCGGAAATTGCTGCTGCATTGGCATCGAAGTTAAAAACTATCCAGCATTTCAAGATTGGCAAGATAGAGCATTTCCCAGCTGGCAATATACTCCCGCACAACTGCCACAGATGGGTTTGAAGCCTGTTAAGTGTCCATGTTGTGACGGCTATGGGGAGCGGGTGCAGATGGTTACGACAAAAACTGGCGAAGATTTAACCATACAGGCATGTAAAGCTTGTGGGGGGAAGGGTATACTTTGGAGTTAAAAAGGAACCCGCATGGAATTAAAAGCTTATTATGACTTGCAGAAGAATTACTCTACATTAAAGATAATTATATCAAGCTCACTAGCCGATCAGACAGAGATTTTGCTGGCACCGCATTCGCACTTATTGTTAACTGAGAAGATCCACTCGACTAATCGTGGTGAGTTATTGAAACTGATAGAAGAGATAGAAGACACAATCAAAAATTTTGAACAATTATTAGCCCATATAACAAAAATCGAAGCTGACCTATCACCGTCCACTAATTAATTCAAATAATAATTTTTTGAAGCTTATTTACAATAACTTAAGGGTGACTTACTCTAGCTTTCCCTGAAGCAAAAAAAATGCCCGCTGATGAGAACGGGCACTTTAATTTAACCTTACTAACCCTTACCCAGGTCACAAAGGAGAAGCACATCATAAAGTACACTATCTAAAAAGCAAATCTTTTTTTATTTACTAAATATATCTTAATTGTTGGAAAGGATCTGACACATGGATGATTTGCAGAGCAAATTGGAACTCGTCAAAAAAGGCAAAAAATTGCTTTTTAAAACCTTTGCTCATCATCCCCCTACGCCACAATCAAGACAAGATTTTTACCGCTCCCTGCGCCTATATGACGCGCTCGAGCAATATTTTATTAACCACCATACCCCCGAGGTCAGCCATGACTAAATTTTGCGCCCAAGGCGATCCAATCTACAATAAAGAAATCAACATATCCCCCTTTCTCGACCCAAGATTAAGCATCTTCGAAAAAGGCATTTTAATATCCCTGCTAGCCCTAACCGATGATGATCAAACCATTCCAATTGATTACTTTCTTGAACGAATAAAGAGCAAATACCCATCTATTATTTGTCATGACATCGAAGCCGCAATTGCCCATTTATTTAACTTAAACTACCTCTGCACAGCAGGAGAATAAAAAATGAAAACCTATAATTTCTACCCAGAAGACGCACAAAGATATGGCCTAAATGAAGCAGTAATTTTATACAATCTCAAGTTTTGGGCGCAGACAAATATGCGCAATAACCATAATTTCCATGATGGTAATTGGTGGACCTATAATACATTGGATGCATTTGTTAAATGGTTTCCGTGGTGGAACAAATATCAAATCCAGCGATTCTTAAAAAGCTTAATTGCACAAAAGGCCATAATGAGCGGGTCATATTCTAAGAACAAATTCGATCGCACAGTTTGGTACGCTGTACTAAATTTGAACGAAATAAAGGATTCATGGGATGATGAAAGCGGCCAAAAGTGCAATGTCGATATTGCAGAAAGTGGATCATCGGCCGTTACTGGGCTGCAGAGCCAAAATGACCCAGAGGCCGCAGAACTCCTCATATTGCAAAAATGCAACGTCCACGTGGCAGATATGCAATATGTTAGAAGAAATACAGATAATAAACCAGATACAAAAAACACTAGCAACGCGCGTAATCGCTCACGCGATTACTTTGTGTCCTCTTTCCAGAAATTTTGGGAACTATATCCAAACAAAGTGGGTAAAAAGTCTGCATTCAAATCTTGGTCAAAATTAACACAAGAAGAGCATGATGCCTGTGTACCTGCATTGCAAGCACAAATAACTGAGCGCGAACTGAAAGAAGACGCTGGCTTAAATTTTATCCCCGCATGGAAAAACCCGACCACATGGTTGAACCAAGGTTGTTGGGAAGATGTCGTCATGAGCAAAAAAGAAATCGAGCGGCAAGCTAAGCAGCAAAATCGAAACGTTAAACCAGACCCAGCCTTGTCTGCATTCGACGGGGTAATTTTTTAGCTTAAGCACAGGAGTGAGTCATGGATGAGTACGCAGGATTAATTAACATCGCGACTAAGTTGCAAGCGGAGCAAGATGCTGGTTTAGCCAAGCTTGTGCTTGAGTCATTTTATCCCCCGGGTGGAGTGCCTCTGGGGTATCAACCGCCGATCGAGAGCCTACGTAACAATGTTTTGTTCCGCCCAAACGAGCTAAGCATCTGGTCAGGGATTAACGGTCATGGTAAATCCAATTTTCTCGGCCATGTCATGCTCTCCTGTATGCGGCAAGGAGCAAAAATATACGTCGCAAGTCTTGAGCTACGTCGACATATACTGCTCAAGCGCTTAATCATCCAGGCGACATGCATGAAACTGCCATCCCCTAATTACATCTTGGCAGCCCTGGAATGGCTAAAAGATAAGCTCTATGTTGAGCCAAATGTCGGCAGTGCTAGCATCGATGGCATTTTATCGGCATACAAAGTCTTTAACGAATATAGCGGCTATGACGTGCTGGTGCTGGACTCGTTGATGATGCTGCGAGTGGCTGAGGATGATTATCGCGGACAGAAAGATATCGTGAATAAGCTTTGTGATTTTAAAAACGAGAACAACTGCCATATACATATGGTGGTACATCCCAGGAAGGGCAGTGATGAGGGACAGAAGCCTGGGAAGTTAGATGTGAAGGGTTCCGGGGTGATTACTGACTTGGCGGATAATTGTTTTACCATTTGGCGCAATAAGCGCAAAGAAGACGAAATTGCTAAAAAATCGACCAATTCGGCATTTAGCGCCGATATTTTGCAGCAGCCGGATGGAGTTTTTATTTGCGATAAGCAACGCAATGGTGAGTGGGAAGGCAAAGTTGGGATGTGGTACAAGGCTCATGCGATGCAGTATGTTGCCTGGGAGTCGCAAAAGCCTACGCGCTTTGTTGAATATAGCGGCTCTCCTTGCGATTCTTATGGTCACTCCGTAGGGTAGCATAGGGTTGGCGATAATAATTCAATGGCGGTGGTCTTTTGTTTGAAATTGGTGGTATTTGGGATGGGTTTGTGGAGTCGTTTATGAGTTTTTGGTGAATGGATGGATATTTGGTCAAAAAAAAGCCGCTACAATGGGAAATAGCGGCTACAACATCACAAGAGAGAGTCTTATCATATGAACTTCTGTAGTTTAGCTGTGATGTTAGGTGCAATCAAGTTGTAATTTATTATTTTAAAATGGCACTAAATAGCTTTCCTATTTTGGTGTATTTTGCTGGCATGTTCGAAGGAGATGGGCGCAAATCGAGTATTTTATAGGAATTTGCGCCATCTGATTCGCGACACTTGGGACAGGCTCTATCTCGATAGTTATATGCTCTTGCGCAATTGGTTTTATGCTTTAGCTTCATGGCTATTTTCCTTGTTGTTCTGCCATTTCTTTTAATTCTTCGGCCCAGTTGTCATTGTATCGACCATCGTCTAGCAGATATTGAGCAATTTTTGGAGATAATTCGTCGCCAGCTCCCAAAGCGTCATACCATTGCTCTAAAATCATTTCTTTTACATCATCTCTGGTGGACTTTCTAAATTTAAAGTAATAACCATCTTCGCCGTCCATTTCATAAAACTTATCAATAAATTGTTCGACAGTTTCATTTTCACCTATGTTAAAAAAATCAAAATAATCAAAATCGTGAATTCCGCCAGCGGGAACATAATTTAAAAATTTATTATCATCTAAGCAATCTAAGCCTTCGGTGCTATCTTCAGCTTTATCTAAGATGTATTGAAAATATTCAAGGTTTTCTTCTAAAATGGAATAAATTTCATCGGCTGTAAATTCATCCCGGATCTCCCAGCGCAAAACATGACCATTAAAAACATCGGAAGGTATTCCACCACCAATCTCGCCGTCATAATCAGCAGTGACTTCGCCGTCTCTTAAATCTAGGCTAATGTACGCTTTTTGAGGGTTTATTTGACCATCATAATGGCAATGCAGAGGGAATAAGTCAGTTAATTCGAAATTTATATAAGCTTTTGTCATGTTTGGATCCTCTATCTAATATCTAAATTTAAGTATCAATTTACAAATTCATTATTACAGATAGTAATAATGGAGTCAACAATAATTATTACCAACCCTGATAATAATTTGCTTTAAACATTACGGTGGACTTGATTTACTAGGGCCCAGATCTGCCGCCCGATATAGGGGAAAACCCCTATATGCGCGTATAGTGGTAAACCCCTATATAACCAATGGTAAACCACTATAGTGTATGCCATTGGTGCCGATACTTAAACAGTATAAAAAGTGCATTAATTTTGCTATTGATTTTAATGTGATAGTATGTAATGGGGGATTTAAAAATGTTTGAGAAATGCAATAAATGCTATGGGGCTAAAGATGTTGAAGGCTTTGGGTTTATGCGGGTTAAATGTCCTGCGTGTGAAGGTGCGGGGGTAATTTATCATGTCGACGAACGAGTCGCTGACGCTCTTACAGCAGATGCAAAAACAGTGGCAGGAGAAGGCGTTAAAAGACGCGGTAGAGCTCGTAGCAAAAGAGCCGTTCAAATTCGCGACAAGGCATAACGCGCTTATAGATAGTGAGTTTAAAAAAGTAACGCGCAAGACTCGAGTGATGCGGCAGAAAGTTTTGGCTACTAGCAAGCTTTGCTCGTATGAAGATAAGTTGACTGTATTGATTAATGTTTTGGGTGAGATAACTCCTATTAAGTCTGATGATTTGGACTTGATGAATAAAAAAGCTAGTGCGGTGGTTAAATTGATATCTGAGCTTAATAAGATGCAGGGGCATTATGCGCCTGAAAAGCATATGATTTTAAATGCTCAGCTTAATCAAGATCAATCTAATCGGGTTGAAACGCTTATCAAAGAATGCGAGGGACAATATTAATGCATTTCACTGACACGCGCTTTTCAGTCGAAGAACTACTTAATCAAATTCATCATTTGCACAATCAGCTTGAGCTACTTCGTAGAGATTCCATTAAAGCTCAAAGTTATTTAGATGCGTTTAGCAGTGAAAATGCTTTGATGCATCAGTTCTTAACAGACTCTAAGCTTGATTATGACTTTCGCGTTTATAAAGAAAATCCAAAAAAATGGAATGAGCGTCGAGCTGTCTATATTGAGCAACAAGAGCAAAGACAAAAAGCTTTGCCTGAATTTGCAACAACGGGTACTTAACAAGGATTGTTCCACATGGAACATTAAAAATAAATGCTAATCACTGAGCAACAGCAGTCAGAGCGTGACACAAGACATCGAGTAAGATTGCTATCATCTTTACTGTTGTTTACTAAAGTAATGTATAAGCTCAGAACTAATAGAGACTTTATTGTTTCAAATCCAGCCGGCAATGAGCCACATGCTATAACGGTGTGTCGAGCACTAACTGATTTATTTCACAATCGCACCAATAATCTTTGTATCAATCTCGCCCCTGGCTGGGGCAAATCCGAGTTTGCTAAGCATTTTGTTGCGTGGGCCTTAGCTAGATATCCAGACTGCAATTTCTTATATATTTCTTATGGTCAAGACTTAGCAGCAAAGCATACTGCAGGTATTAAAGAGATAATGCTATTGCCTGAGTATCAAAAGCTATTCCAGGTTTCGATCAGGCAAGACACTAGTGCTAATGCTTACTTTAAAACAGAGCAAGGCGGAGCTGTGGGAGCCTTTGGTAGTAAAGGTGGTATCACGGGCTTTGATGCGGGCTTACCTGGCCTTAATCGCTTTAGTGGCTGCATAATCATGGATGATGCGCATAAACCAGATGAGGCTCATAGCGAGCTATCTAGAGATGCGGTAAGACGTAATTATTTCGAGACTATTAAGATGCGCAAGCGCTCGCCAACTATACCAATGCTGTTTATTGGGCAAAGAGTTCATGAAGAAGATTTACCGGCATTGTTTATAAAGGGTGGTGATGGTGAGAAATGGGATAAGGTAATTTTAAAAGCTCGCGCTGATAATGGTTTTCCGCTCTACCCAGAAGTTCACAATGAAGAAGTATTACAACGCGAAGAAAAGTTTAATCGTTATACTTACTGGGCGCAATTACAACAACAGCCAATCCCCGCCGGCGGCGGTTTATTTTGTCGCGAAGATTTTGTTCTATTAAAAGAAGAGCCTAAGATTTTAACCACATTTATTACTGCTGATATTGCCGAGACTGCGAAGACTTATAACGATGCCAGCGTTTTATCATTTTGGGGCGTTTACAAAATCGAACAATATGGCGTTGAGACTGATATCTATGCGTTGCATTGGATAGATTGTTTAGAGTTTCGAGAAGAGCCAAGATTTTTAGAAAATAAGTTTATGCAGTTTTATGCGAAGTGTTTGCAGCATCCTGTTAAGCCGCTCAAGATTTGTATCGAGAAAAAATCCGCTGGCGTGACTTTGCTTTCAGTTTTAAAGGCATATCGCGGTTTATCTTTGGTGGATATTGAGCGCAGTGTTGCCAGTGGTTCAAAGTGCGATCGCTTTGTCGCGATGCAATCCTATGTCAGTAAAAAACTTATTTCGCTGCCAGAGCAAGGCGCTCATGTTGAAACATGTCTTGCGCACATGGAAAAAATAACAGCTAACAATTCACATGCTCATGACGATATTTGTGACACTTGTTACGACGCAATAGATATAGCTTTAATTAAAGGTTTTATGACAACAAATCTCACGGCGATGAAAAATAATTATCATTCAGAGCTTGGAGCCTACAACAGAAAAATAAATTCGCTAAAGGAGAAACGTTATGCGGCAACCAGGTGAAAAAGTTCAAAATGAACTAGAAAGAATTAAAACCAATGTTGAAAAAGCGTATCAATTCAGTGCGCCCAATTACCGAAGGTTTTCATACTCGCGCAGGTTTTTATACAAATCTACATTGAATGATACTGACTATGCTTATTTATCTGCGACTCAAAAGCCGCAAGTTGCATTTAATATTGGCGAGGCTTATATCTCGCGCTTGCGTGGTGAGTTTGCAGATCAAATACCTGACATTGAAGTTGGCAGTAATGATTCTTCTCAAATTAGTGTGCAAACCATCGATAATATTGAAGGTCATATAAGACATATCTTTTGTGATAAGGCGCTGTTGCCTAATTCTATTTATGAAGAGCAATTAAGCGGTGGGTTTTCAGTAATGAAGATCTATACTGACTATGAAAATGAAATGGCCTTTGAGCAATGCATTAAAATTATGAAATGCTATGACCCTACTCTAGTTGGATTTGACCCCATGGCAGTAGAACCTAGTAAAAGTGATGGCAATTTTTGCTTTGAATGTTTTCCTAAAACCATTGAAGATTTTAAAAGAGAAAATCCAGAAGTGGATATCAGCAATTTGGAATTTGCTAAAAGTTCATTCGGCGCATTTAGTTGGTCATATCGCGGTGGCAAAGAAGATATCTTATTGCTGGTTGATTATTATGAAAAGAAGCGAAAAAAAGTAAGGCTTTTACAGTTGGCCAATGGAAAGGTTTTATTAGAAAAACAATATGAGAAATATCTTGAGCAGTGGAATGCCGCGCAACATATTGAGCAGCCGGCTGCAGTAATTAAGGAGCGATGGACTACTAAAACAGTAATTGTTAGATATCGATTAATTGAAGATAAAATAATCGAGCAGAAGGAAACTGATTATGAAGACTTGCCATTAATTTATGTGCCTGGTAATGCTCAGCGGATAAAAGATGATAACTCTGAAAACGTTGAAGAAATTGCAAGACCTTATCTTTATCACGCGCAAGATGCGATTCGCCTTAAAAACTTTGCTGGCCAATGTTTAGCGAATGAATTAGAAAACATGATCCAACATAAAATCATTGCATCAAAAGAATCTATTCCAGACGAGCAAGATTATCGAGCGGCTTATACTAATATTCAGGCTCCAAGCAACTACATTTATAATGCTTTTTATCAAGGCGATCCAAATATTCCCCTGCAACCACCACAGCCTGTTGTGCGCCCACCTATTCCGCAAGAAATCATGTTGGCATTTACTACGGCAGATCAAACAGTGCAAGCGCTCTTAGGCTCATATGATGCTGCCCTAGGCGTAAATGGCAATGATGTCTCAGGCAAAGCTATTGTCGAAGGTGCCACACATTCTAATGCTGCAGCGATGCCCTATGTTATGGGTTATTTAAGCGCGCTAGAGCAAGCGGCTAAAGTAGTTGTTAATCTTATTCCTAAATATTTTAAAACACCGCGTACTATTCCAATCATTGATGATGAGGGTAAACGCTCATTTATTAAAATTGGTGAGAGCGATATGCAATATCAATCCAATGCTCTCAACGTCAAAGTGCGTGCTGGCGCTAATTTCTCTGTGCAAAAGAATAGAGCATTGCAACAAGTAATTGCTCTGTCCAAAGCATCGCAACAGTTTGCAGCTTTTTTTAATGAAAAAGGATTGCCAGTTATTTTAGATAACTTAGAAATTCGTGGCATTGAAAAACTAAAAGACATGGCGCGTGAATGGCAGAAAGAGCAAGAGCAAATGCGAAAGCAAGCTCAGTCGCAACCAAACCCAGAGATGATCAAGGCTCAAGCCATCATGCAAAAACTGCAATTAGATGCAGCGAAGTTGCAAAAAGAAATGCAAGAAATGCATCAAGAGTGGACATTGCGCAATCGACAATTAAGTGCCGATGAAGAGAAAACGCAGAATGAAACTATGCGCATATTATTAGATGCGCATGAAGCTGGCCAAAATTCCGTTGTTCAAATGGCCAAAACCGCAACAGAACGTGAAGTGTCCCAGCATGAGCTAGAAATGCGCAAGCTAAGCCAACATCATGACCATGCTCATGACAAGGCGCGACTTGCTCATGAAATTCTGGAAAGCGAGCGCAAGCATAGACGAAAGGAAGAGTTAAACCAGGCTCAGCAATTTTAACATGGCCAAAACAATGCGTTTAGAATTGAGGGTGACGCCTAACATTAAAAATCTTATCAAAATAGCCTGCGCAATAAATGGCGTCACTCTAACTGACTTTATAATTGCATCCGCAACCAACGATGCAACCAAATTAACCTCAGAGTATCAAAGCGTCATTGAGTCGGTAAGGCATATGAAGGTGGTAATAAGCGCCTTGAAATCATAAACCGATAACTTGCTTTATCCGCAGTTATCGGTTTTCTTTTGCTCGATATTTGTACTGGCAATGAAAATAGTTGGCCATTTGTCTAGGCTTTGCCAATGAAATTATGCTAGGGGCCTTATCACATTGCTCCATAGAAATATAAGGGACTAAATTCACCCCCTTTTGGGGACATAAAACCATCCTATAAAAATCATTCAAATAAAGTGCACTAATTTAGTGAGCTTTTATTGCTTGACAATAACTTACAAGCTATGATGGGCGAATATGGATTTACCCAGAAAAAGTATCGCTCTGAGACCTTATGATACAAACATTGGCGTATCACAACGATAGCTGGGGTAAATCCACCAAATTAGAAACCGTGCTTCGGGAAAGTTACTGAGCTATCAGGTCAAAATAGTCGCACCTACGCGTTCGTAGAGGTCAATACCGTGACGGGGTTAACAGTCAAAAGGGGATAAATTAAATGACTGATGATGTTATGAGTGATTCTGGGGTTAATGCTCCGGTTGAATCTACTCCCAATATTCCGGCCTCTGATGTTAAGACAATGCATCAGAGTCAGATAGATGCGATTGTGCGTGATGCGCATCATCGTGGGTATAGCAAGCGTGATAAAGAGTATGCGGCTAGTCAAGCGCAGCCAACGCAATTTAGCGGGATGACTCCTGAAGAAGTGCGCAAGATGGTGGCGGATGAATCGGCTAAGCAAATTCAAGATGCGCAGATGCGAGCTAGTGCTGATTTGGTGGTTAATCAATTTCAGCAAAAGATGCAGGCTGCGGCGAGTAAATACCCCGATTTTGCACAGCAAGTGGGCAAGTTAGATTTGGGCAAGATGGTTGATTTAGTCCAGATGACAAGCTCCTTAGATAACACTGGCGATATTATGTATGACTTGGCTCAGAACCCATACAAGATAGCATCATTGCAGCAGTTAGCGCAGATGCAGCCGCAATTGGCATATAGTGAGTTGCAAAAATTAAGCTCATCTATTAAGGCCAATCAATCGCAGAGTGCTCCGGATATTAAAGCGCCATTGAGTCAAGTTAATTCATCTCCGATCGGCATTAGCAGTGATGGCTTGCCAGATTGGGATCATTTTAGCCGACGTTATAAGGGCTAAAAACCTCTATCTTTAGAGCGTCATTGTTAATAACTCAATCCGTACCGGAGTTATAAAAATGACCTCTACTACCAATATTTTGCAAACAGTCCAAGTATTTAACCGAGCAAACTTAGCGCGCTTACAAAACTCATATTGCGCTATTGCCATGTTCAATAAAAAATTCAAAAACTTTCAAAATGAAATTGCCAACTTAGGTAGCTCTACCACTTTCGATTTACCACCACGCTTTACCGTTGCTGACGGTTTAGTAGCAAGCTTTCAGCCTGCGGTGCAAATTCCATATACATTGACGTGCGATCAAGCAGCCAACGTTTCAATGGGCTTTACCGCACAAGAGCGTATTTTTAACGTAGATAAAGAAGTTGATTCATACATGTCAGAATTTGGTGATTCTGCTGTTGTCACCTTAGGTGCCAAAATTGAATCAAACATTTTGCTTAATGCTCACAGTGCCGTACCCGTTTATACCGTGGTCAATGGCCAACAAGTCCCAACAGGTGCATTGCACACTGAATCTGGGCCATTCAAGTTCTTTGGTGATGGTGCTACGGCGATTAATAGCTATCAACAATTAGAGCAAATGATCCAACAATTTAGAGTGACGGGTTCCCCTGATAAAATCTGGGTAATTCTGCCTAATACTTATATTCCTGCGATTATCGGTTCTGGTTTAAATCAATTTGCCATGAATCGAAATAATGATCTTGCTAACAGCTGGGAAATCGGCGGCTTTGGTACGCCAATTGTTCGCTATTACAGCTCTAACTTATTACCGGTACATGTTTCGGGTAACGTTGGTAATGCTGGTGGCACTAGCAATCAATTAACGGTTATTTCAACTAACGATCCAACCGGCCAAAATATCACGCAAATGACCTTAAGTGGCGCCACTGCAAGTGATGCTAACGCCATTTTCCAAGGCGATGTATTCCAGTTTGTTGATGGTGTTGCCGGTCAAACCAATCTTAGATGTTTAACTTTCTATGGTGGTCAGCTAACTAACCAACGCGTACAAAATCGCATTACTAATAATGCGGCTGCTGATGGTTCAGGTCATGTTGTTATTAACTTGGCGGTGCCATTTCAATCATCCGGTGCTATCAATACTTATAACCAAGGTATCAATGCAAATATTGTTGCTGGGATGAAAATCGCGGTTATGCCATCTCATCAAACCGGATTATTAGTGGCAGGTGATGCTGCTTATTTAGCGATGCCAAGATTACCTGACCAATCACCATTTGCGACAGCTAATGAAGCCGATCCAAAAAGTGGTGCTGCATTAAGATTCACTAACGGTGCTCAATTTGGTCAAAACTTCCAAGGTTCAATCCTAGATTGTACTTGGGGTTCTGGTTTACCGCCGTTTTACTGCATGCGCATGTTGTTCCCATTGTAATGGCGCAAGTAATTACTAACAATTTTAAGAGGATCTAACATGACCACGCAATTAACACCGGTAACTAATTTGCCCAGTTTATACGTTAACAAGCTTCCCTTTGCCTGGGGGAGCAACACCACTTTGACAATTGGCGTAGGCCAATGCCGAGATAGCTTAAATGTGATCGACATGAACGTCGCCGCAACCTTAACTATCAACGCCGCAGTAAATGGCGCCAATGGCTTAGATACAGGCTCGCTCGCAGCTTCTACTTGGTATTATGCCTTTGTCATAGGTGATTCCACTGCCTATAACGCCCCAGCTGCCTTGGTGTCATTATCTGCAACGGCACCGACTCTGCCTTTTGGCTATGATTCGTTTCGCTTGATTGGAGCCATGAGAACTGACGGTAGCTCACATTTCTTAAAATTCTGGCAAGCCGCATCTTCGGGCTCCATGAGAACATTATTTTATGATGTGAACCAATTGGTTAATGCAACCTTAACTTCCAATTCATTGGCAACAATTAGCGTTGCTGTAGGGGTTCCGCCTCTGGCTGCAACTATGGCCTGGTTTAACCTTGCCTATACCGCTAACTCTGCTGCTAATACCGTAAGTTTTAGAATTACCGGTAGCGCTGCAACTACTCCGCTTTTTAGTTTAGCCAATCCTGTTGCTGCTCAACCCATGGGCGCGCAAGTTAAGCTTTTAACTGAAGTATCGAGTAGTAACGCGAGTATCGACTATATCCTTTCGTCCGGCTCTGACAATTTATCATTGTCTGTTCAAGGATTTGAGCTGGCCTTATAAAGGGGGATTTTAGATGACGGCACAATTTAATTCTGTTAGCAATTTAGCTAGCCTTTATCTAGTTACTCTAGTTCAAGGTTTTTCTGGCGTTAATACGATAACCCTTAGGCCCATGCAAGCGCGTGATTCAAACAATCTCGTTGATATCAATTCTAGCGCTTTTATCGGTATTACCCGTACTGTTTCTGGCGCCAATGGCTTAGACACAGGAACAATAGCGGCAAGCACTTGGTACTATGTTTTTGTGTTGGGAGATTCACGTGGGTTTAGATCTGCTGCGGGATTAATTTCCACCTCGACAACCCCTGTTATGCCAGCTGGTTATGACAGCTATCGGCTGGTGGGCTTTGCTTTAACTGATGGCTCGGCAAATTTTATTCCGTTTAATACCCAGGAATCTGTTGGCTCATCAAGTATTAAGTCATATTGGTGGCCTCAAATGCCGGTAGTAAGTGCTGCGCTTACGGCAAATACACTTACTACTATTAGCGTTGCTGCGGGGGTGCCGTCATTTGGAAATTTTAATGTTTATTTTTGGGCGTCTTTCACGCCTAATGCGCCGGGTGATGTGGCGAGCTTTAGGATGCCGGGAGATAGCGTCACTACAAACTTATTTACTATTGTTGGTAACGTTGCAGGCCAGCCTACAACTCAGCAATTTAAATTTTTAACGAGAGCGCCTTTAGGGGTTCCATCAATTGACTATAAAGTTAGTGCTGGCTCTCTTGCATTGTCGGTTCAAGGTTTTGAGGCATTTTTATAATGGCCTATTTAACTGCTGAGCTTATTACAAAATCGTTTTATTTATCTGGGGTGGTCAGTCAGAACTTAGAAGTTGTGACTGGCGACCAGGTAACTGAAGGTCTTGATTTGCTCAACGCAATGCTTGCAATCAAAAGCGCCAATCTAGACTTTATTACTTATTTTCAAGAGTACGATCTAAACGCCGTAGCAGGCCAGGAAAAGTATTTTATCCCGAATCTTGTTTTCGTAGACTCAATAACGTTTAACATTGGGGTTGTTCGTTATGCGATGTCGTCACAATCAAGAAAACAATACTTTGGAACAGGACGCGTCGATAATATACAAACATTGCCTTTTACTTGGCGTTTAGAGCGTACCTTAAATGGTTCGAATATTTACTTGTACTATCTGCCTGCAGATAATTATCCCATCAAGATATGGGGTAAATTTGGTTTAACTAATGTTATCTTGACGCAAGATCTATCTCTGACTTTAGATGCTTTCTACATCGAATATTTGCGCTATGAACTAGCGCAATATATTTGCTCAGAATATACAGTTTCATTGCCTGAGCAGACTGAAAAAACGCTGATGCAATATCGAAAAATAATCAATCAAGTTTCCACGCCAGATTTAACCATTCAGAAGATCTCCTGTTTTCAAAAACAGCCAGGTCTTACTTGGGCGGATGTGAATTTGGGACTTGGTTGGCGGCCCTCTTGATAATTTATGCGAGTGAAAAATTATGAAGCCAAGCACACCGCCAACAAAACCAATTCCATTAAAAATGGTCGGTGGCTCATCATTTGGTCGCTATCCTAAAATATCGCCCGAAGTTACCTACAACATGTTAATAACCGATGGCTGGATGGTTAACTTTCCTGGCTATGAGGTTCAATATGTCCCAGAGTCAAGCCCCCCAGAGCCGGTATTAAGTGGATCAGAAGGGCGGGCAATTTACTCTAGTGAAAAAGCAGGCGTTATCTTCGCGGTAATTGATAATACTCTCTACTCAATTGATGCAACGCTAAATGCGCAACGCCTTGGTCAATTACAAACAAGCTCGGGTGATGTTTTTATTGCCGAGAATAATGCAAGTCAAATTGAAATATGTGATGGCACCTATCTATACAATTATAATTATGCCACAGGAATTTTTAGCCAAGTTCCATTCCCTACAACTCTTGCAGCCTATGCTGGGATAACATTCACCACTGCATCATCACAGGTGGTTAGTACTGTTGCGGGTACTACATTTACCGTGGGCGCGAATAATATTATCGTCACCACTCTCGGGGCTTATCAAAATGCTGCGGCAAATATTTTCCAGGGTGGCAATGTTCAAGTTGGAATATTTGACAATGCTGGTGCACTTGTTGTTTCGACAACAATATTCTCAACTATCAACCCCCCTAATTCTATAAGCTATGTCCCAATTGCGCCCACGACTTTAATTGCTGGGCAGAGTTATACAATCCTGCAAACATTACTTGCCAATGCGCTGTTATTAACTACGGGGACTATTGTTGCGGGAAGCGCCATAACCATTACTGCAACGCGCTCTGCTGCGGCCACCGGCTTAACTTATACAACACTTAATACTTATGGCTATGCAAATGCCTATGGGCCAACATTTCAATATGCGACCAGTCTTAATACTCTGCGTCCATTATATGTTGAGTTTCAGGACACATATTTCATTGT